ATTTCGTCGGGATTGCCCCTGCTTGCCCTGCTGAAGGTCGTCCGCGTTGATCACGAAACGGGCGACGTAGTCACCTCTTTCGGTCGGGATCGGCTCGTCCGGGATCCCGAAGGCCTGGCGCAATGCCTTCGACAGCGCCTGCTTCTGTTTTTGGTGCTTGCTCGTGTCCGCGCCGTTCGCGGAATGCACCGGTAGGCGGCCGGAATGGGATGCCAGGAGCTTCAGGTAGAGCCACTGCTTCGTGGCCTTGCCGCTCTTGCCGTTCTTCATGCCCAGTGCATCGGGTTCAAACCTGCGTGTCTCGCCGCGGAAGCTCACATTGATGACCTCGTCGGCGACGAAACGGATGCCGAGTTCCTCCCATCGCGCATCGGGCGGCAGCTGCCACGCGAGGTTGGACGGACTCGTGCTGGAGGCCTCGACTCGGGCACGGAGATCGGAAAACAAGACTTCGGGCGGCTGCGCCGGTTCCAGGTTTCCTTGATCGTTCACCACGAGAAGATCGCTCAAGGTGAACAGTGTGACGTCGGCGCGCTGCAGGCTCGCGATCAGGGTTGGCGGCAGTGAGGCGTTGGTGGGGGTCAGGACCAACTTGGGGCCTGGGAGCCCGATGACGTCGTCGAAGGGGATCGCATCGTCCGTCGGCGCAGGCCCCGGGACGGTCAAGAAGACGGGAAAACCGCGACTGGCGAAGACATCGTGCGAGCCGATCCTGAAAACCTTGCGGCGTTCGAACTTGGCGGGGGTGCTGAGAGCGAGAGCGGTCGCGACTGCGGTGGCCAATCCTGTCCGATCGAGACAGAAGATGGCGATGTCGTCCCGCCTGAGATCGAGATCCGCGCATGCTTTCGGGCTGTCGCCGCAGATCGCCCGTATGGAGCCGTCGTCATGCCGGACGACCTTGCGCGGACATCCCTCGCCTCCGGGAGACGGGCAAGCGATGCTGGTGGCAAGGGTTCCGGTCGACGTCAGGAACCTAGAGACGACGTCGAATTCGCTGCCGAGGATAGCCTGCCATTCGCGCCGGTCCGTCGCAGCGTCCGTGAGATCGTCAAGCGCTTGCCAGAACTTTGGTATCTGCATCATCTGCCGTAGCGGCCGGGATAGACCAGAAGCCGCGCGCCTTCAGCCAGCTTTCGATAACCTCCGCGTCCGACTCCCTTTCGTATCTCGCGATGTTCGCCGGGCGGATCGTCACCGAACGTTCGGGCTTGGTCCCGTCGAAGGCGAACTTGAACGTGGCGTGGGTGAACGAGCCGCCGCTCAACCGCTTCTCCCAGTTGTCGCCGTAGGACTTGAAAAGATCCTCGGATTTTCGGATTTCCAACTCCGCGATCTTGCCGGGCCAGCGCCGGCCGAACTCGACGAGACGGACGCCCGCCAATCCCTCGATATCCTCGTGCGCCAGTGCGTCGGGCCCATTTTCCCGCAGCGGATCGAGCGTGTAGCGCTCCGAGCGATCGAAATAGTCCTCATTGCCGAACAGTACCAGGCCGAACGTCTTCAGATAGAGCTCCCGCTCGCCCTTGGTTTCGGCGTTGACGGCGATTTCGTCGGAAGCGCTGTCGTAGATCAGGACGTCGTGCTTTTGCGGGCGATAGAACGCAATCCCGCTCTCGCCGTCTTCCTGGTGCTTGCCTTCCCTGCGCATCGGCATGCCGTGGCGGACAAGAAGCCAGATCTTCTCGCCTCGCGGAAAGGCGAAGATGCGACAGCCTCGCCCCCGACGCTTCACCTCGAACCAGTTGTCCATTTGATCCTGCATCGCCTTGGCATCGGCCTCGGAGACGGACGAGATGACGGCTGCCGGCTTCTTGGGCGCCGAGCCTGCGAAGTACATGAAATTGGAGCGCTTCAACGCGACCGTCTCGGCGTGCTGGCGCTGCAGCAGCATCGGTTGGGCGAGCCAGATCTGGACGGCGACATCGGCAGCCGACGCTTCGTAATCCTGCTCGATGTCGATTCCCGCGGCTTCGGCGCGGTCGAGCAGCTCCTCCATCGCCTCGTGCGTCGCGGTCTCATGGACGTAGTAGAGCGCGTTGACCATGTCCTCGGGCACCGAGGCATCCGGGTTCATCAGTATGTGAGCGATATCGCCGAGCGGCATGTCATCGGTCGAGGCGGACGCAATATCGAGATCGCGGGCTTCAAAGTAATCCTGCCACTGCCCAAGGAATGTTTTTAGCCGTTCGGGCGAAATGTGTTTCAGGCGATCGGGACTTGTAAAAATTCTCGGATTGAAAGCAGACATCGGCTTCGGTTCTCCAGCAATTACCGTCGAGTTGCAAAATTAGGTAGGCACTTCTCCCGCTACAAGAATCAAGTCTACGGGATGGTTGTCCCGCCTTCCGACAGACAGCCCAGCTTCTCGGTATGTGAGGGGGTCAGCTGGAGCTTGCCCCCAATGATACAAAGATTCGCGCGAATCCGCCGCACACCGTCGCCTCCTGATCACCCGGATCGCGTGCTCCGGAGGCGATCGACATGATCGACCCTGACGAGCGCGAGAAAGCCGCTCTTCGCCATGCCCTGAAGTTCATGGCGGAGCTGATGGGCGAGATCGGCTGGGAGAAGCGGCTCAATGAGCTGACAGCCGAGGATGCGGCGGCGCTCGCCGAATCGGCGGTCGATGGCTTCCAGGAGGCGATGCGCGCGAGCGCCGACCGGCCCGATCAGGACGTGCCGTTCTGATGGAGGCGATGCTCGACTTCAATCACCGGGAAAAGCCGCCTTCCTTCGCCGACGGCGTCAATGCGCTGATCGACCGGGCGCTGGTTGCGGAACAGGCATCTCGCCCCGAACGGGACTACCTCGGCGGCAGCCGGCTCGGGGATGCGTGCCAGCGGCGGCTTCAATACGAATACGTCAAGGCGCCGAAGGACGAGGACGCCGATTTCAACGGTCAGTCGCTCCGCATCTTCGCGCTCGGTCACGTGCTTGAGGATCTGGCGATCGACTGGCTGCGCCGGGCCGGCTTCGACCTGCGTACGCGCGACCGGCATGGAGAGCAGTTCGATTTCTCGGCGGCCGGCGAACGCATCCGCGGGCATGCCGACGGTGTCGTCGTCGCCGCCCCTAACGACATGGCGGTTCCCGCACTCTGGGAGTGCAAGTCCGCCAACGCCAAGAACTGGCGCGAGATCGCGAAGCGCGGCGTGGTCAAGGCGAAGCCCGTCTATGCCGCCCAGATCGCGCTCTACCAAGCCTATCTCGGGCTCACCGAGGCGCCTGCGCTCTTCACCGCGATCAACAAGGATACATGCGAGATCTGGCATGAGCCGGTGCCGTTCGATGCGGGGCATGCCCAGGCTGCGAGCGACAAGGCGGTTCGCATCCTCCGTGCTTGCGATGCCGGCGAATTGCTGCCCCGCCATACGGAAGACCCCGACCATTTCGAGTGCCGGTTCTGCGCCTGGAAGAACAGGTGCTGGTCGTGATGGAACCGCAATCGACACCGACGGAGCGGGGCGAGGTCGGTCCCGACCTCGACATGATCGCGACCTACACCGAGGTCGTGTTCGGCTATTGCGAACATTGGGCGCCGGTCCGCGCCCTTGCCGAGAAGGGCAGCCCCGACACGCCCCCGCATACGCCTTTCCTTGAGGCCAACGCCGACCTTGCGATCAAGATCGGGCAGCAGGCGAACTGGGCTGCCGCGGTGGGAATGGCGCTTTTCGTCGTGCCCGGCACCGTCTTCGCTCCGGGCGACGCGCGGGCCGAGCATGTCGTCCAGACGCAGGTCGTCCTCGTCGACCTCGATCACGGCGACATCGCGGCGAAGCGCGCGCATCTGGAATGCCACCTCGGGCCGCCCATCCTCGTGGTGGCGTCGGGCGGCATCACGCCGGAAGGCGCGCGGAAGCTCCACCTGTATTGGCGCCTAACGGAACCGGCGGAGGGCGAGGATATCGCTGGGGTTTGCCGCGCCCGGCAGATGATCGCCGCCAAGGTCGGCGGCGACCGATCCTTCAAATCCGCGCACCAGCCGATTCGCGTCGCCGGCTCCGTCTATGCGAAATCCGGCCACAGGCGGCTCGTCGAAATCCTCCACCACAAGCCGGTCGAGTACGAGTTGTCGGACTTGGTGGAGGCCATCATCGCCATGCCGCCGATGGACGGCGCCGATGATCCCGATCTCGACTTCAACGGCGCGGATGCCGCGTCCGGCGCCGTGCCCGAGCTGTTCGCCCGCCCGATCCGGGAGGGCGGCGTCGACGGCACGACGCGATTCGACGCGCTCTCCCGCGTGATCGGCTACTGGATCCGGCGATGTCGGGAGGGCCACGTCTCCCCAGCCGGGGCCTGGGAAGAAATCAAGTCCTACAATCTCGCGCGCATCGACCCGCCCTGGCCGGAGGAGCGGCTCCGCAAGGAGGCGGAGCGTCTCTGGAAGCGCGACCTCAGCCGCAATGGCGAGTTCGAGGAGGCCGAGGATCCTGACGCCAAGGACGGCGGAGACGATGGCGGGGAAGGCCCCATGCCCGTGCGCTTCACCGAGGATGCGCTGGCGACGATCTTCGCCGACCGTCACTCGGATCGTTGGCGCTATGTCGCGGGCTGGGGTCAGTGGCTTACCTGGACGGGATCTGTCTGGCGACGGGAAGAGACGCTCCAGGCCTTCGATCTGGCGCGACAGATCTGTCGCGAGGCCGCCGTGCAGGCCCCGTCCGGGCGCATCCGGACCAAGCTGTCAACGGCGGCGACGGTCGCAGCCGTGGAGCGGCTGTCTCGGAGCGATCGTCGGCATGCCAGCACAACGGAGATTTGGGATCGCGATCCCTGGCTCCTGAACACGACCGATGGCGTGATCGATCTGCGCACCGGCGTCCTTGCACCCCACGATGCCGGTCTGTTCATGACCAGGATCGCCGCCGCCGCGTCGTACGGCGACTGCCCGACCTGGCGGACGTTCCTCCACACTGTCACCGGCGGGGACGCAGAGCTCCAAGCCTACCTGCGACGTGTCGCCAGTTACTGCCTGACCGGCGTCACCACCGAGCACGCGCTGTTCTTCCTCTATGGAACGGGGGCGAATGGCAAATCGGTCTTCGCCGACACGCTGACGGCAATCATGGGCGACTACGCGACCGTCGCGGCGATGGATATGTTCATGGCGACCCACGGCGATCGCCACCCGACCGATATGGCCGGGCTTCGTGGTGCGCGGATCGTCACCTCCATCGAGACCGAACAGGGGAGCCGCTGGGCCGAGAGCAAGCTCAAGGCACTGACAGGCGGCGACAAGATCACCGCCCGCTTCATGCGGCAGGATTTCTTCGAGTTCATCCCGCAGTTCAAGCTTCTCGTCGTCGGCAATCACAAGCCGTCGATCCGAAACGTGGACGAGGCCATGCGCCGGCGCCTGCACATGGTGCCGTTCACGGTGACGATCCCGCCCTCGAAACGGGATCGCCGCCTGCCCGACCGGCTGTTGGCGGAGCGTGACGGCATCCTCGCCTGGGCCTTGCAGGGCTGTCTCGAATGGCAGCAGACCGGGTTGCAGCCTCCGGATGCGGTCATGTCGGCGACAGAGGATTACTTCGAGGCCGAGGACGCGCTCGGTCGCTGGATCGACGAGTGCTGCCAGATGGGAACAGCGCACTGGAGCGGCTCGAGTGCGCTCTTCGCCAGCTGGAAGGCATGGGCTGAGGCGAACGGCGAGTATGCCGGCTCGATGAAGCGCTTCTCGGAAAACCTGAGCGCGCGCGGCTTCGAAAAGCAGAACACCAGCAGGGTCCGGGGATTCCGCGGCCTGGCCCTGCGCGAAAGCAATGACGAGCTGTTCGAGGGGTGAGACAGATGCCCAGAAAACCAACGGCTGTGACGGGTGTGACGGGTCATCCCCATATAAGCGTCACGCGTGCGCGTATGCGCGCCCGTGAGCGGGTTACGGAGCAACCCGTCACATCCGTCACACCCGTCAGCGCGGGCGTGGTCCTCGACGGCGACGGTCTCCCCGATGCCGTTCTCGCGCTCGATCTCGGTACGTCCACTGGCTGGGCGATCCGCGGCGCCGACGGGTTGGTGACCAGCGGCACGGTCAGCTTCCGCCCCGGCCGCTATGACGGCGGCGGCATGCGTTACCTGCGCTTCGGCAACTGGCTGACCGAACTCGACCGGCTGAGCGGACCGCTGTCCAAGATCTAATTCAAGAAAGTCCGCCGCCATCTCGGGACCGACGCAGCGCATGTCTATGGCGGACTGATGGCGACGCTCACGAGCTGGGCGGAGCTGCGTGGCGTTCCCTACGAGGGCATCCCGGTCGGCACCATCAAGCGACACGTCACGGGGCTGGGCAACGCGCCGAAGGCCTCGGTTGTCGCGGCTGTCCGAGATCGAGGTTTCGCGCCCGAGAACGACGACGAGGCCGACGCGTTGGCGCTCCTGCTGTGGGCGACCGAGACGAAGGGCGGCGTGCGATGAAGGCGCAGGCCAACCGGGCGATCGTCAGGTGGACGCCCAGCCTGGTCGAGGCGCGGCTCTCCGAGGCCGCCTTCGTCCTGAAGCGCCTGCCCGAGCCCCGGCTCTTCGGGTACTTCAGCACCTGGCCGGAGATCCGGCACACCTTCGCCGACCAGGTCGGCCAGGAGCCGCGTCGCCTCCGGGTGCTCCCGTCTCCCCAGGCGATCAGTCGGATGGAGGAGACGCTGAGCTGGACGGTCTGCCTCGAACCCGTCGACGGCAAGATCGTCTGGATGCGCGCCTTCGGCTCGCGCTGGCGCGAGATCTGCCGGACGGTCGGGCTACAACGGGCCTCGGCTCATCATCACTGGATCTACGGGATCTGTCGGATCTCGCACCACCTCAACCAGCAGAGGCTCAATCCGCGCCTGTCGATGCAGCAGGTCATCGACCTCGCGCGGGCCGATGATCCGGCCTTCTGATGGGGTCAGGCCGATCTGATATTTTCTGCCAGACACTTTTCGCGTCCAGCCGGTATGTGAGCGGTAAGTTCGGGAAGTGCGCCGACCGGCCGCCCCCTTCTACCCCCGAGTTCGCGGTTCCTTCCGCGCGACCTGCGTATGCTGGCGGGCTTGGCTCGGCATTTCGCCAGCATCAGGGCCGGATTTTTGGGAAGCCACCCGGAAGC